ATGAAAGTCACAGCAAAAAACATCAATAGCCTGCCAGAGGGCATGCACAGAGTCGATAGGGGTCTGTACGTCCGTCAACGGGAGGGCAAGCGCCCCACGTTCTACTTTGTCTACACAATCCTCGGAAAGCGCAAGGAGCTTTCCATCGGTCCGGTGTCAGGCATCACGATCACTCAGGCCCGCGCAAAGGCCGCTGAGTACCATCATCTCCTAGAGACTGGCGTCGACCCGCAGGCCGCCAAGAAAGAAAAGCTCCGATCCATGCGAGACGCCGGATCGGTTGACAAGGTCGCGTACACTTTCGCTGACCTGCTCCGAGAGGCGCTGCCGACCATTGAGAACGCGAAGCGCTGGAGGAACGCAAAGCATCGAGCGCAGTGGCAATCAACGCTCGAGACATACGCCCTTCCAGTGCTTGGGCCGAAGCCTGTCGAAGACATCACGCGCGACGACGTCCTTGCCGTCCTCAGGCCGATCTGGGACTCCAAGTCCGAGACCGCGAGTCGTCTGCGCGGCAGGATCGAGGCAGTCTTCTCCTACGCGATCGCAACAGGCAAGCGAGTCGCAGCGAACCCGGCGACGTGGAGGGGAAACCTCGACCTCTTTCTGCCGCCACCTTCTCGTGTCCAGAAGGTCGAGCACCATGAGGCGCTCTCCCTTGATGAGACTCGGGCGCTCCTCGAGGAATGGGACCCACCCAAGTCGATCAGTGCGAGCGCGATTGTCTTCGGCATCCTGACCGCCTCACGCGTCGGGGAGTTCGTCAAGGCGCGATGGGACGAGATCGACTTCGATGCCCGAGTCTGGTCCGTGCCGCCAGAGCGCCGGAAGGACCAGAAGCCTTATCCGCATCGCGTGCCGCTTTCTGACCAGGCTGTCTACATCCTCAGCCAGATCGAGCGCAAATGCGAGTGTGTCTTTGCCCGCTCAGCAGGTTCACACATCTCACTGGAGACGCCGCGCGTTGTGCTACAGAAGAAGGTCGGCCACGGCACGATGCACGGGTTCCGCTCGACTTTCCGAGATTGGGCGGCAGAAAACGGCATCGACCAGGTGCTTGCAGAAAAAAGCCTCATGCATGCAACCGGCAACGAGGTCGAACAAGCGTATCAACGTTCTGATTTGCTCGAGCAAAGGCGGACCGTTATGCAGGCATGGGCTGACACGATCATGCCGAAGAAGTGACATTTTCCGCGAGCACAAAAACGCCCCACCTACCGTTGCTGATAAGTGGGGCATTTTCATAGAAAACCGCGCGGAGTGAGCGTCATGCAGGTACAGATAGGCTTGCGCGGTGTTGTTGCAGGGAGTTTAGCACTTCACCGGCTCACAATCATCGCAATAGCGTCTTTGTCTATCGCAGTGCGCTCAGATAGTTCGACACCTCTTCGAACCAACTCCGTGCCTCTTTCGAGTAAGTCTGCGCAGCGGGCAAGCTGCTCTCACTCAGGCTTGCAGGTACCGGCGCGGGCTGCGGACAGTCGACGGCGGGCGGATGCGATCCTTCCCATGGAAACACTCCGCCACCTTCGGTTTAAAATTGGCGGTACTAACCACAAACCAAACACTGCTATGGCAAAGAAAGAAGTGACTACCGACCTTTGGGTTGCCTCTCAGCTCAATGCGTGCGGGATCAAATACGACGCACAAGGGAGCACCGTCTTCGAGATCGACGCGGCATTGAGCATCGCGTCAAAGCGCGGCACCGGCCACGCAGGGTATCCAGAGTTCGTCGCCGTGATCGGCGACTTCGTCCTCGTAATCGAAGACAAGGCAGACACATACAGGCACATCAAGAAGACCGAATCGGGTGTGCTGGACACGAGCGTCGAGGCGGTTTCCGACTTCGCCGTGAACGGTGCATACGCCTACGCGAAACACATAGCGAAGAACAGCTCGTTTAAAAAGGTCTTCGCCGTAGGCGTCTCGGGCGACCCTCGTCATCACAAGATCACGCCGCTATGGGTTGACGACAGAGAAGGCTATCGCGAGCTACCCGACCTCGAATCGTTCACTTTTTTCTCCCCTAATAACATCCGCGAGTACTACACGCGGTACGTCCTCGAAGAAGACACGGACATCGAGAAGACGACGGAGCAGATCCTGAAGGACGCTGCCGAGCTTCATGAGCATCTGCGCACGTATGGCGGACTGAGGGATCAGGAGAAGCCGCTTGTCGTATCCGGGATCCTTCTTGCCCTTGATGAGATCGTGTTCGGCGGGTTCAACATCGGGATGCTGACTGGAGATCAGACGGACGGAATGCGCGACGGCGACAAACTGATTGCCGCAATTCGTGGGAGGCTTACGAGATCAAACGTTGGACCGGATGCTAAGAAGGACAAGTTGCTTTCCGAATTCAGACTCTTTCAAACAAACGTCCAACTGAACCAAAGCAATGAAAAACTAGCCAAAACACCCCTAAAGTTCTTTACGGAATTTTTGTACCAACACGTCTTCCGCAACATCAAGTACCAGAAGAGCAGCGAGGACTTTATCGGCCGTTTTTATGGAGAGTTCATGAGCTACTCCGGCGGAGACGGCCAGACGCTAGGCATCGTCCTGACGCCGAAGCACATCTGCGACCTTATGTGTGACCTCGCAGACGTTCGCCCGGACGACGTTGTCCTCGATCCGACGTGCGGTACCGCAGGCTATTTGATCTCTGCCATGCACCGCATGCTTTCACTCGCAGATAACGATCAACAGCGAAAAGAAATCAAGAAACGGCAACTGCACGGAATTGAGGTGCGCAACGACCTGTTTGCCGTAGCTTGCACGAACATGATTCTTCGCAGAGACGGAAACAGTAATCTGTTGTGTTGCGACTTCCTGAAACAAAACCCAGCTCAACTTCAGATGAAGGGGGCGACCGTCGGCCTCATGAACCCGCCCTACTCGCAGGGAACGAAGGACGATCCCGATCAGTACGAGATTTCCTTTGTCGAACACTTGCTCGACTCGCTGACGATTGGCGGATGCGCCGCCGTCATTGTTCCGCAATCGACCATGACGGGGAAGTCAAAGGCCGAGCAGAAGTTCAAAGAAAGCATCCTCAAGCACCACACGCTCGAAGGCGTCGTCACGTGCAACACGAACACGTTCTACGGCGTCGGGACGAACCCCGTCATCGCGGTATTCACTGCGCACGAGCCGCACCCGGCGGACAAGCTCTGCAAGTTCATTGACTTCCGAGACGATGGATTCGAAGTTCGGCCGCATATCGGCCTGGTCGAAGGAGACTCTGCGAAAGACAAGAGGCAGCACCTGCTCGACGTATGGAACGGTCTCACAGAAGCACCGTCCAAGTTCTGCGTCGAATCGACCGTCAAGCCAGACGACGAATGGCTCCATTCGTTCTACTACTTCAACGACGAAATCCCGACCGACGCGGACTTCGAGAAGGCGATCGGCGACTACCTGACGTTCGAGTTCTCAATGGTCATGCAGAACCGAGAGTACCTTTTCAACCGAGACAACGATGCAGACAGATAACAAAGAATGGAAAAGCTTCTCCATTGGCGACCTTTTTTCCATCGGCTCTGGTGCTCGCCTTGAAACACGTAACAAGATTCAAGGAACTAGACCGTTTATTGGAGCAACGGACAATGCGAATGGCGTTACATCTTTTGTCGCAAACGACAACTCATCAAAAGACAAAAACGTTTTAGGCGTGAATTATGACGGAGCGCCAGGAATAGCCTTCTACCACCCTTACGAGTGCATATTTACGGACTCCGTAAAAAGATTGCATTTGAAATCGAGAAAAGACAGTAAATGGACTTCTCTTTTCTTTGTGACGATATTTTTTCGTCAACATTCAAAATACGGGTACGGATATAAGTTCAATGCGAGACGAATGTACCGTCAACTCCTGATGCTTCCTGCGTCTAAAGACGGAAGCCCTGACTTCGAGTACATGGAGCAGCATGCCTCTTCGTTAGGGGGGGCTATTGATGCAATACATAAAATTTATTGCAGGGCGAATCAGTCTTCTAGAAGAGAAAAAAATTCCAAGCCTGGATAGCAAGAAATGGAAAGCGTTCCCACTTGAAGAGGTTTTTACCGTTTCCGCCGGAAAACGACTTGAAACTCGTAACAAAAAGCCCGGCAATCGTCCATTCATTGGCGCAGCTGACAACAGCAACGGAATTACGGGCTTTGTCGGGAACAACAACTCGTCCGTAGACCGTAACGTTTTGGGCGTCAATTACAATGGTGCTCCGTGTATCGCGTTTTATCACCCCTACGAATGCCTATTCACTGATGACGTGAAGCGACTTCATCTCCGCAACCGGTCCGACAACGAATTCGCCCTTTTATTCTTCGTATCTGTTTTTGCCAAGCAGAGATCGAAGTACAGCTACGGATACAAGTTCAACGAAAGCAGAATGCTTCGGCAAAAACTCCTACTCCCCGTGAATGACTCAGGCAAGCCCGACTTCGATTACATGGAGCAGTACGTAAAGAACCTCATGCTCCGCAAGTACCGCCAGTACCTTTCGTTCTTAGATCGCAAATCGAGGTAATAGCAAAGCGTCGGGACATCCCCGGCGCTTTTCATTGTTTCAGGCTCACGGCTGCGTCGTGAACTCCGGCGTTTCTTTGAAGTAGGCCTGAACCCTCTGCAAGAAGTTCTGTGCTTTCTCTGAGAAGTCCTTCGCACCTGGCAATTGCGGCTCGTTCCACTCTGCAGGCATCGGCAGAGGCTCTTCTCTCTCGATTTTGGTAGGCACGCTGCACCCGATCAAGGTCGTCAGAGAGGCGCACAGCATCGCGCCGAGAAGCATCGAGCGCGTTTTGCGCTGCGACCAGTTTTTCATAAGCCTTTCTCCCATCGTTTGCGCGAACAATCGCGGCCTGAAGTTTGACATTGGCGATCTCCTCGCCGTACAGCGCGGCGGCATACTGGTAGCCCGCGACGAAGATCCCGACGCCTGCGGCTACAGAACCCGCCGCCTTCATCCAAGAAGCCATCTCGTTTCCTCATCATTTCAACGCGTCACGCCACGCCTTGACTGCCTTCGCCATTCCCCACGCAATCGCTACGCCCCCGAGCGCCAAGAAAACGACGTACATCCCGACAGCCTGCCACGTCAGTTCCTCTTCCATCATCAGCTCTCCAAGCCGCAGTGCGGCTATCAAATTTGGTAAAATATCTCCCATAGACACCTTTCGCGTTTTGGGTCTTACGAGCCGTTCAGGATTCCGCCCCTGAGCGGCTTTTCATTTCTGTGGCGTCTAGCTCACAGCTTCCATCCCTTCACGGGATTCAGGTAGATACCGACGTACTGTGCCTTCTTGTCTCGGGATCCCCACAGTTTCCAGCCGAGGTTGAGCCTTACACAGCACGGCCTGCCGAACAGGCGATAGTGCTTGATGTAATAGAGTTGAAAGGCGATGAGCTTCCCGTAGCGGCGGCAACGCCTGCGGCACGTGCCCGAGACGCCGTTTGTGTCGCTTGCGTCCTCATTGCCCGTCACTTCCCATTCGTCGGTGGTGTGGACAGGGACGCCACAAACCAGAATGTCGAAGCCGTAGCACACATTGCGCAGGAGCCAAGCGACGCGGCGCTTGTACGTCGACCAGGGGTCAGTGCCCGGCCAACGCTCCCAGTGCCCCTGATCCCCGTCCGCATCATTGTCATCAGTGGCGAACCACGACAGCCATCTCGGCAGACGATGCGTTTCCTTGTCCACGAAGAAAGGCAGAATCGGCGCGAGCAGGCGGCCAATGATTGCCATAAAAAGAGACGCGGGCATGAGCGCCAGCCACTTCACATAAACCATATTCATACCTCCGAAAGGAAAAGTTTTGCCTCGGACTGACGACGACGGGTCAAGCCGGAGAGCCTCACTCCGTTCGCCTTGTCGATGTCAAGGAACTCATGGGCACAGGCCTCGACATCGCCTGCATTGAGCGCCCGCATGAGCTTCGGACACTTGTGGACGACATAAGAGACGCCCACGTTGAAAGCCAGGCTCACCAGCGCAATGAACTGCCCTTCTGTCACGTGAACATTGACGAAAGGGGCAAGCCCTCGCTTGACCTCCTCGACGTCCTCATGAAGCATCTCTCTCGACTGCTCATACGTGATCTCGTCGTGCTCCGTCACGTCCTTCGTGTGACCGACGCCGATTGTCCAGATGCCGGCGGGGCACTTGTACGCCTGCAGGCGGCACCCCTCCCAAGCCTCGATGAAGTCCATCGCGGACTCAGCCGAATACTCGCCAAAATTCTTCATTTCAAATCCTCCTTATCCAGACCAAGGCGCTTCTGCAGAACGACCTCAAGAAGACGGATCACCCGCGTGCCGCCCCACCCAGCCATGCCGCTCAAGGCCCCACACAACTGCGGCGGAAACCCTTCGTAAAAAAGCACCTCGTAGCTGATCAGCCCGCATACAGCACTGATCGCTCCATGAAGCAAAAACTCTCGCCATGTGAAAGCCTTTCCTTCCTGTACCTTCAGCAGGTACGAAAGCCAACCGCAGATCGCCGCAAAACCAGTTGCAGCGGCCAGAAGCTGCCCGTCACTCAAATCTCTGTATGGCATGCAACCTCCCGCATGCCTTGAGTCTCTGACGAGACTTCAAGCACACACGCACAAAAAAATCCCCCGAGGGATATCCTCAGGGGAGTCGATGTTGGTTTAGGGACGCGAAGCTCAAAGAAAAGAAAAACCCCGCAGTTCTCAGAAAAAGGCCGCGCAAACATAGCCGACGACCGCGCCAATCAAAAGCCCAACCGGGCCCCAGAAGAGGCGCGTCTTGCGACGCGTCTCCGCATCGAGCAGAGCCTTCTGGGCCTCAACCTTGGCGATGAGCTCGTCCGTCACTTCCTCGACCTTGACGCCGAGCTTGTCGAGCCATTCCTTCACTTCTTCTTTCGTCATTTCAGTCACCTTTTCCTTGAGCGCATCTTTCAGCGCCTTGACAATCAAACCCCACATACAAAAAAACCGCCTAAAGGCGGTGTGATAAAGTTATGTATACGTACCATGCTCATGGGTGAGCCAACAACCGTGAGCCATTTTTTGCACCCATATCAAACATGTTTCAAGATGTTACCCCCCCCCCAACCAACATTCTTCGTTTAGTGGTTAACCTTGATCGCTCGGCCGAGCGCCTAGAATCGATTTCAAAACAACTTTCCGCGCAGGGCCTCTCCTTCCAACGCATCCACGCTATAGACGGTCGTAAATTGAGTTCTGAGGAACTCGCCCGGCTAGAGGCCCCCTACGATGCCCCCGAGAAATTCGTCTTCAGAAAAGCGCTGTGGCCAACTGAGATTGCATGCTTCCTATCGCACGCAGCCTGTTGGGAAAAGCTCGTAAAAAGCAACTGCGAATGGGGCTTGATCATGGAGGACGACATCGTCCTATCGCCCCGCTTCAAGCTGTTCGCTACCTCTTCCGATTGGATTCCTCAAGGGGTCCACGTCATCCAGCTCCACGGGTCCCGTCAAACGTTCACTGTCGGAGAAAACTATCCAGTTCATGACACGGAATTGTTTCGGATCATCCAGCCAACACCGCTTTGCACCTTTGCGTATCTGATTCATCGCGAAGCCGCTGCCTACGCATTAGCTACCTATATGCCGATACCGGCTCCCGTCGACGACTGGCTGTTCTGTCCTTACTCCGACTTCGCGAAACGTTTCCCTCCGCATAGATTGCTTTCGGCTTGCGTCTGGACGCTTGATGGCCCATCGAACATCGGAGACCGAGCCTGCCGCAGACGCCTACCGACGAGCGTAAAAGTGCGTTTGCTTCGTGCCATCAAGTCCGGTGGTTATCGCCTTACAACGATGTTCCAAAAGAAACGTTCTTTAACGCTGACGCACGATTGAGGATCGTCCTATCGCCTAGAGCGGGGGTGCCAACTTTCTCGATAGTTAACGCCGTTATGCCCGCTCGTAAGGTCTAGGCCAGAGCTCACACATTGTCCCTACGGACTTTGCAAACGCCTCTTTCAGTTGCTCAAGCGTGACTGTCGCGACCTCGTCGTTTGCCAACACCCAGTCGAAAGACGAGAGCCCTGAAATCTCAGCCGCGCGAATAGCGTTCCCCATTCTAGTTTGGGCACGCTCTCCACCATCAAAGACCATCCCATCGACCTCGACGAGGATTGCGCCAACCTGCTCAGCTCTCTCGCGCTTTGCTTCTGCGAGATGCCTTGCCTCCAACTCTTCATCTGGAATCTCAGGCTCATAGCCCGCGACGTAATAGCGTCCATCGTAGGCTTGCTCTACTTCTCCAACTTCCGTATAACCCATTGCTTCGAACCACTCGATGTCCTCACCAATGGCAATAAGCACCTCTTTGGTGTTCTCATTTTGAATCTTGTATCTTTGGGTCATAATATTCACATCATTTTATGGAAATAAATCTTGCCTGGATTGCTAACGGTATATGTTTCTCCGGCTCGTACAGGGAGCATCATTGTCGCATTCCCAGGGTATCTGTTTTGATAGAACTCAAGAATTAAGGCACCGCTGGCTTTGTGTATGACTTTCCCGCCCGTATAGTCACCGCTATTCATATTTTCGAGTCTCAGCCAACCATCTTCGCTCGGAGTGTAATCCCCTGCACCAATTTGAACGTACGATCCATAGTTAGGCATCATCCGTGCCGGAATAGGAATAGTTACATTCCCATCAGTTCCCGGCGAAATTCCGTTGACACTACGAACGAGATTGGGCTTACCGCTCACGCCCGTCCAAGGCACCGTATCCGCCGTTCCTGCGGTCTTCGCCTTGGCGTTGATGCCCAAGTACGTCGAGGCGGCGTCGGCCTTCGTGAGGTACGGCGTCAGGTCGGGGGCGGGGGCCTCGGCTGCCGAAATCGCTCCGATGTTCTTTCGGGCCTGCGCCTGCTGGGCTGTCGTGAGCGTCTGCGCATCATATACGACAGCATGCGCATTCTGCGACGCATATTGCTGAGCGAGATCGCGCGCGGCCTCCGCGGCCTTCTGCGCGTTAGCGGCTGAGGTAGCGCTAGACGCGGCGGCTTTTTGTGAATTCGCGGCATTCGTAGCAGAGGTCGACGCGGCAGAAGCAGACGAGGCGGCGGAAGTCTTTGATGCCGCGGCATTCGTCTCGCTAGCCTTTGCGGCCGACGCACTGGACGCCGCCGCAGACTTGGACGAAGACGCCGCGGTCTCGGACGTCTTGGCATTGGTCTCCGAGGTCTTGGCATTAGCTTCGCTAGCCTTAGCCGCGCTTGCGCTCGCAGCCGCTACGTTCTTAGACGAAAGGGCATTAGTCTCCGACGTTTTTGCCGCAGATGCACTGGCCGCCGCTGCATCCTGTGAAGCCTTGGCCGCAGTCTCACTAGCCTTCGAATTCGTCTCACTAATCTTGGCCGCCGCCGCGCTCGATGCCGCCGCGTTCTTCGAAGAGAGCGCAGAGGCTTCAGAGGCATCAGCCGCGTCAGCGCTAGCCTTCGCCTGCTGGGCGTAGTACTTCGACGAATAATCGATCTCAGCTCCATCAGGCAGGTTGTTTTCCGTCACCTTGCCGTCAGTCTTCACCGCCCACGCCTGAGCGAGCTGAGCATTCCACTTGGACGAATAGCTGTCATCGGCGACGGTGTAGTCCGTGCCGTCTTCGGTCTCTACGCCCGTCGTCCATGTCGCCCACCGCTTAGAAAGGTCACTATTGGCCTGTGATTGGGCGGCGGAGGAGGCGGAATTTTGCGCCTGAGTCGTAGCCTCGTTTACCTTCTGGGTAATCAAGACCATGCTCTGGTTGATTTCATCGCGAATGCCGTCAGTGTCGGTAACGGCTTGCTGAGCAATCTTCTTCGCCTCTTCCGCCGTCGCATTCGCCGCGTCGGCCGTGCCCACGGCCTGAGTAGCCGCAGCGCTTGCATTCTGAGCCGTCGTCTTCGCGGCATTGGCCGTCGTGACGGCCTGCTGAGCCGTATTGAGCGCAGAATTGGCCGTTGTGACAGCCTGAGAGGCATTATTAGATGCCTCAGTCGCCGCAGTGACGGCATTAGCCGCGTTGCTCTCAGCCTTTTTGATGCGCTCATCCCACGAATTGACGGTGATGGTTAAGGTATTGACGCTACCAAGCGCAGAATTCGCAGTGGAGAGCGCCTCGGCCGCATTTTGCTGAGCCGTATTCGCCGTGTTGAGCGCTTCAGTAGCCTTATTCAACGCCTCGGTCGCGTCGCCCGTAGCCTCGAACATATAGTCGCCGAGGTCATTGATCGCGTCCTCTGTCTGCGTAAGGACAGACTGCCCACTTATTGCTCCGGTCGGCGTTTTGACGTAATGGAAATGAAATTCTTTTGATGCCATGCCTTACTACTCCGGCAGTTTGACAAAATAAGCGAGACGATAGAAAGGCGGACGGTCTAGCGTGAGCGTCTGCGCTTCGGATGAGCTCGTGATTGTGTGCGTATGCCCCTGCCCGCCACCGGTCGAGTTTAGATTCATCGTGTGCGAGTGCGAGCCGCCAGACGACGTTTCCCCGGACCACGTTCTCGAAGCCGCAAAGGACGCGCGAGGAGAGCCGTTTTCTGAGTCGCGGTTGTCGCAGTTGGAATAGTTCCCGTTTTGATAAAAGGCCCCCTCGACATAGCGGATCTTGTGATCGTCCACGGGGATCGCGCCTGTAATCTCCATCGTGCCGCGAGTGTGCGTATGCGCGCCCGCAGTCGATGAACTGCCTGTGTGCGTGTGCGCGGGCATCTGCTCGACCGTCAAAACCGTAGATCCTACCGTACCGTTGACCGTTACCCCCGGCACCTTAAGGCTCAAGCTTCCGCCAGTCTTGCCTGCATTCGCAACAGTGCTCGGGAGTAAAAACTTGTCGACGAGGTTGGGGACGTTCCCGCCGCGCCCATCGCTGCCGCCGTCGCAGATAACATAAGCCTCATACGCATCGGTACTTCCCCACGGGATTAGCCTTCTTCCGTCCGACCCGCCCAGCTTACAGTTGTAGAAAGGCGTAACCTGCCCCGCAAGGACGCTAGGCAAATCCTGATTACTCCAAACCGTCTTGTCAGCGGCCGGTGCCACCACTCCCTTGTCCGTGCCTACCCCATTCGCGATTAAGCATCGATACTTGACGCCATTGCTGAATACCTCGTTTCCCGGCTCGTATTGAAGCGACGCCGAGTATTGCATTATGCCGCCCTGCTGGTACCAAACAAGGAACGACGAAAGCAAGTAGAGAACCGAATTGAAGTCGTCTCGCTTCGGAGGAATGCCGCCCTCACCGATCGGCAAGGAGTTCCATTTGCCCCACCCCTCTTCCTGCGATAGCCTACCCGTTCCTGCCTCAAGCGCCGTCACCGGAACGGCGCTTCTGTCACCATCTTGGGCAATGGGGCACGAAAGTAAAGTTTGAGGATATTTGCTCATCTTTTCCATCCTAAATAAGACTTCTAATCTCAGCCCACGCAAACGCGACTAACCACGCCATCAATGCCAAACATCCTGTTGTAGCGGTTATCCACACGGCAATACGGAAAATCCGAAACCCAATATTTAATTCGACGCCTGGTTCATTCTTCGTCATAAAATTCACCATCTTGTTGATGACCACCGCCGTAGTGATCGCGGTTATAATCTTTCGCATAGTTCCCTTCTCCTTTTGTTCTTGAGGGACTAAAAAACCCCACAAGGTTGCAGCCCTGTGGGGTTAACTTTTTTGGTTCACCACTCTTTGATCAGCCGACGTAACCGAGCTAAAACAACGATAAGAACGTATGCAAAACCACAGTACGCAATGCCATAGAGAGGAATCGCCGCAACAATCGGGAGTTCGCTAGCCATACGCAACACCTCCGCTAATTGAAGTAAAATGTCAGTCATTGAGCACCTGCGTTCCTTTTAGGTGTTCTGTTCATGTGTCCTCACCCATTTTGAGGCCATAGAAAAACCCCACAGGGTGCCCGCCCTGTGGGGTTTCGTTGCTTTTGGAATTGGCTCATATGCCGATCGTTCGCCCAGGATTGAACACGCCTTGGTCAAAGGGAAGCAAGCCGCTTCCCTCAAACCCAAAAATCTGCTCGTCTGGGTAAATGATCAAAAAATTCGTCAGCACGCCCGATGGACGGTTCAAAAGCCCATACACCTCAAGGATTTGAGCCTGCAATTCACTAATGCTCCCAATGATGACAATCGAATTGATAGTCATATTTTGGTAATCAACCACAAACACCTTGGTATCCGTCAACTGACTGAGCATGTTGTTCATCGTTGCGGCAGTTGCGTTCGAAAGATTGCACCTCGCACGATAAAACAACAGGAATCGGTAGTAGTCGTCATCAAACCGCGTGAAATCCGAGCCGACTTTCAGTAAGCGGCTGACGCCTACGCGCGTGCCCCACCAGTCAAGGTACACCCCCTTAGCCGTTCGCATGTCAGCAATCGTTTGCTGGAGGCTTTCGAGTAACTCTGTAGCATCGATCTTGTCCCTGAGCATCGATGCACTCTGCCGGATGCGCGTCGCGTGCGAGTACTGGGACTGAATCGCGTCCGTCGACATGTCGGCAAAGTCGGCCATGTTCTGAACGCAGTCAACGCTCAGGATGTCCTCCCACGTCTGTGTTTCTGCCATCATCAGCCCCCGAAAGCAAGCGTGATTGACTTTTCCGACAACGTCGGGCTTTTGTTCGCAGGCACGTCAACGCTAGAGGACTGTGAGCCCCCAGAGATGCCGATGACGATTTCTTTGATTGGGGCGTCCGTCACGTCCTGAATGCACTTATAGAATCGGCTTGCGTAAACCGTCGTAGCGAGCTTCACTCGGGCGTTTTTGAGCTCCCCAAGGAAGTCAGAGATGATCGCTGCTTTGACATTGGCTTGCGTCACAGCGTCCATGTCGTCGCTGAAAAACGTCACCTTGACGGTAAAGTCCACCGCCGTCGGTCGGACGATGTTATAGACATAAGACGCGTTGAAATGCTCGGTGTCAATGAACGTAACCTGAGTGTCGCCCACCGTCCCGCACCCCGCGCTCTTGCGCTCAAAGATCGTGCGGGCAATATCGTCATCATCCCCGCCGACAATGCAGACCGCCACGCTGTGGCCCTTGATCGATATCCCGTACTGAGTTTGGGTTTCGTTCGTATAGTTTTCCAAGACCACACAGTCGAGAACGCCTTCAAGTGCGGACAAATTGGACTGCATGTTCTCAACCGTCCCGTTCGCATTGATCGCATAGCTCTGCTTCATGCGATTGAGTAGCTCGCCGTCCGGCTCCTCGTCTCGCCCGGTGTTCCCCGCGGCAGCGTTCGTCACCGAATCCCACCCCGCGATCACCGTCACGATCTGCGTCACGGTCTTTGCGCCGATCTCAATGGCACCGTGCTCAACGCAGGAAAACTGAGTGTCGACGCTGCCGGAATCCGGGATCATCACCCCGCCAGCCACGGCGTGTCGGAGCTGATTGCCCTGCGTATCCTGCACAATCGCGCCGTAAGGAATGGCAGTGCCTTTCAAACCAGTACATGTACAGACGACGACCGTCGGCTCCGAAATCTTGCGTGTGAGCCCATAGAGCGCGGCTAGGGCATCGAGGAAAACACCCGTTGCGGTCTTCGGATTGAGCTGGTTCGCAAGGAAAGCCACCTCACGATTTTTAGCCGCAACTTCAGTCGTCACCAAGTCCACGACCTGGCCCATGGGCGATGCCGAATCCACGTTTAGGAGCGGGTCGGAGTCACTGACTTTAAAGGCCTCCTGAAAGCCCGAGGCAACGTCGTCTCGCACCTCCTTAACGGTCGGGACGACCACCCCAGTATCCGCGTTAAATTCTAGCTGTGCCATAACTGCCGCCCTCTGTTGTTACCTGTACCTCAGCGCTCAAAACACGTGTTGTTGTATCAAGCGCCTTTAGCTGAACCGACTCAACCGTAAGCACGCCTGGCACACTCAATGCCGCCGAACGCAAATCTTCCGTTGTAATGGCTTCCTGTATCGGCTGAGCGATTTGGTCCGAAAACCAATTGATCCCTTGATCCCACCGAAAGACGGCATCGTGGTAGAAAAGCCGCCCCTCGTTGCAGACGTTTTGCAAGATCGCCGGGGCTTCACGAAGCATCGCCACATTCCCGTTTCCGTCAAGCTGTAAGTCCCACTCTGACGAAAGCTCTGCTGTGTAGGCCGTATGCGTCATATGCGAACCTCTAAGGAAAATTAAGGAGTTGCCATCTGTGGTCACTGGAAGAGCCCGCGAAAAGCCGCGACAGCCGCGACGATCACGCATAGCCACGCGGCGGCACAAACCGCCCACGCAAATACTTTCCCGTAAGGCGGTAAATCTTTGTTTGACATGAACATTAGGACGTGCCTTTCTAAAAATCGTAAAATATTCATGCGTTCATTCACTCTTGCTAAAAATGAATGCAAAAACCCCGCAAGGATGCCACTCCCTGCGGGGTGCTTTTTTTGATCTGTTTAGGTTCAATGCGGCGCGCTCGTGGTGCCATCTGGGCAGGTATGAACATGACCCTTTAGGCTGATTCCATCTGCCACAACATCACCTGAGACCGTAGCCCCGCCGCCGCCCGATACCGCAAGACCACCCAAGCCTGTGATTTTTCCATCAACCTTCAGCGTGCCCGTGATGTGGGTCTCGGGGGTGTCGATCTTGCAATTGGAGCTCGCATTGATCGTCGCCGTAGCCGTGTTGACGGTGCACGATGATTTCGCGTTGATCGTCTCCACGTTCGTATTGATCGTCACGGTTTTCGGTGCCGTAATTGTTATGTCCCCAGTCTCTTCGACCCTGACGAAAGTTGTCGGAGTCTGCCCCCAGAAACCGCCCAAGTAGAACCCGTCGCTCATGTCGTAGCATCGGAAGCTACCCGGTTGAACAGCTTCGTTTCCGCCCGTAAGCGTCGACACGTCTTGCTGTGCGAAGACAGCCAAACCAACGTCCCCAGGCTTCGGGTCACAAATCAGTGCGGCCGTGCCGTGCTGAAGCCGAAACCACCTGAGCTTAGGAATGGAAACAGGCTCGAGCGCCTCGCCGGACGCACTTCGCATCTTGACTAGCGGCGTCGCGCTCAGGTATCCAGCGCCCGCACCATCACCGGGACGCGTGATCGTGTCCACTCGCACGGGAATCGCGGTATTGACCATGCCCTTGATGACCGAGCGAATCAGAAAATCCAGGACGTTGATTTGTGAGCCCGATGTAAACGCGTTCTGCGGCTGTGCGTACTCTGACATTTCATTCTCCTAACCACATGCCATCAAAGGACGTTTCCCAAGAACTCGCCCCAGGGTTGTGCGCGCTCAAAGAATGTTGAAGCTGAGTGATCTTCCATACGCCTGAAGCATGAGGGACGATCGTCTGCACACTCACCGCCGCCGCCACTCGTAGCTCTGGACGGAAAAACGTCCTGCATTGGATGCCCGTATTCGTAAACGTCGGATACCCAATCATCCCTGTGTCAGCAGAGACAACGGGCACGCCGCCTTCTGCACGCCTTACGCCGTCCTTCGGCACAACGATCGTCTTGTCGTCATCAAAGATGATGTCCGCGCCTGCGGCATTCGCAACCGTTTTCATCTTTGTGATCGGGTCTCCGTAGACCGTCATGTCAGAAACCGTTGCCTGCACACCGTCGTTTTGATACTCGAACCCCGCCTGCGCACTCTGAGACTTGATAAAGTCCCCGACGTCCTGAGACCCCTGCACGCTCACAGTCGACGCGGGCTCGAGGAGCGGGTATGCGCCAACCTGCGCTTCTATCTTGAGCACGGGGCTCGAGCCGTTGAGATCGGCGTATGCAACCGTGACGCACCCGCGAAAAATCACAGGCAACTCCTGCCCCTGCTCACCGGCCGCGATCTCTATCGCATTCCACCTACGACCGAGAGGCTTGAAGGCGAGTGTCGTCAATTGCCCCATGGTGTCGAGCGACAGGCCGTAAATCTCAACCTGCGCCGTCGCGAAATCCACACCCCCGGTCTTTGAGATAGCTACGTTCGTAGCAAAGCCCTGAAAGGTGTGCTGGTTGTTCGCGCCGCTCTTGTCAAGCGTAATCGTTACGCGGATGTCTTTTAGGCTGTAAGTGCTCGCCATTCTTCTTCCGTCGCGTAGTTGAGCGTAAAGCGGTCGCCCAGTGCATCGTATTTAGGCGATGCGGATTTTCCACCGCTGTCAAGAAAGAAAAGCCTGCCTGCGAAATCAGGCGTATTCCACACGGGGATAGGCGACATCGTGCGGCACACGTGGCTGTCGCAAATCTTGACCTCATCAGCCGTTAGCGTGAGATACAAAAAGCCGCCCATCTGCCGCAGATTTATGACGCAGTTTTGCCCATCAAGGACGATGGAAAACTCCTGATTAGGAAGCGGCTGCAGTGGTATGCGTATCATCATCTTCCTCGCGAAAAGAGATCGGCAACGAGGCCCCCTTGCGCCTGCCCCGTCTGCACCTTGTTCGCTGCATTGGCGCTCTTGGGTGCCCACGCAACAGACGCCCCGCCGACCTTTGCCGATTGCACCTCTCGGAAATCAACATGGATTTCAAGCGCGTTAGCTCCGTTCGTTGCCGAGCGTGTATAGCCGTACGACATGACAGCCATGCGGCTATACACCTTAGAGGGCGTTAGGATGCGAAAGAGCTGCACACCGCACCGGTAGGACTCGAGCCTGGAAACGGCTTCCTGCTGTGCCTGATAGTCGCCAGAGAAAAGGAGGCTGACAGAACACTCGGACGGCTGAGGCACTTTGTCATAAGCGTATAACGCCCCGTTTTCCTGCGGCTCCGTCGGAACATTGGCTGTCGAGTTGTCCTCGAATCCATCAAGTGCCGTGTAGCCGCAGAACGGCCGCGCATTCTCGTCAACGATTGCCCAAACTTCGGCCATCATTTCCTCACTTTGAAATTACGCCTGACTGCGCTGCCACAAGCATGCGATTACGACGGCTCAACGCATTGTCCATCGCTCCGCCAACGGCCTGCCCGACGGCCTCAGGGTTGCCATTCGTCTGAATGTTGTTTGTCACCTGAATCTGCATGTCGTTCGTCACGCCCGGGCCTGCGCTTGCAGACTTAGCCGCCGCAAAGCTCCCGACAGTTGCCTGCATAGGCGTCTCACTGAAGAAGCCCGAAAGCGCATCGCCTAATCGAGCGAGCGTGTCGGACGAGCTTTCCTGCGAGGGCATGCCGGCGTAGGCAACCGGAGCATCGTACTTGACACGAACGATCTTCGGATCGTTTACTCGAACTGGAGCTTCCGCCCCCTTCTCGTCGCTATCGTTCCCCGAGAAAAAGTCCGCAATGCCGCCGAAAGTATCCTTGATGACGCCCTTGGCAGAGTCCACGACGCCTGATGCCGCGCCCTTGATCTTCCCGCCAATATCGAGAGCATCAGAAATCCACGCGCTAAGTTGGTCGACCAACGCCTTGAACGAGCTCATCGCCCAATCAATGGCAGACTGTATCCCGCGTTCAATTGCGTCTCCTATAGCGTCACCCAGTGCGCCAACAGCCTCAATCGTTTGCTCGATCGAACCGGCTACGCGATCCGGCAGGGAGGCGAAGAACTCACCGACACCGCCGAAGAAATCCGCCACGCCTTCTTTGAAGGAGCTGCCGATTGACTTGATCGCGTCCCACAATTCACCGAGAGCCTTGACGGCTTCAGCCGGGAGATTGATGAGGGCGTCAAGCCATTCCTGACAGGTCTCGCGGATCGCCTGAATCCTTTCATCAGATACGCCGATAAAGCTCAGGAAGCGGCCGAGAATCGAGTTCCCGCCCCGAATGAAAGCGAAGAGATCATCGAAAGCCAGCGCGAGAGCAACCACAGCGGCCGTTACGACAGCCACGGGGTTCGCGAGCATCGTCGCGTTGAGCGCTGCCACGATACCCTGACCGCTCTTGAGCACCTTGAAAAACGTCGAAGAGGCCGTGATTGCCTGAATGATCGACCGCCCATAAGTAGCGGCCAAAACAGTCCCGACCCCCGCCAAAACGAGCTTGACTGCGCGGCTGTGCTCTCGGATGAAGGCAACGCCGTCGCCGATAACCTTTAGCACCTTGTTCACGACCGGGAGCACGGTAACGGCGAGCACGTTGGCGAGAGCCTGCGCCTGATCCGTGAACTGCCGCCAACGGATGTTCATCTCGCGCGCGGCTTTTGCCTGTTCCGGGGTGAAGGCGACGCCCTTGTATGCCTCGGCCGCATCGGTCGCGCTGTCCTTGAACTTAGTAAAGACTGCGGCCGCATCCTGACTCAGCCCCATCGCATTCAAAAAGTGCGATGCCTGCTGATCGGTCATGCCCTTGACGGCCTCGCCCATGCGGAAAAACTCATCCGCTGAGCGGCGTTTGTCTACCGTCCACGACTCAAGTGCGCTTTTGAACGCCTCCTCGCTACCGCCGGCATCACGATTAGCCTTCGCCCACGCGTCGATCTTGTCCGTGGCAACGCCCGTTCTCTCGCTCAGAACGTCGAGGCTCTCGCCCGTCTGCGAAAGATTCTGAAAGAGTTGCTGACCCGAAAAGACCGCGACGAATGGCGCAACTACCCGCTTGAAAAGCTTGCCGAGCTTTCCCATGCGACCTGCCAGATCATCCATGGCGCGCCCGGTGATGAGCGAGGCCTTCTGCCCTGCCGTTCCGATCGCCATGATGCGCTCAGCCACCTCATCAGAGACTCCGCCGAGCATAAGCGTCGACTTGGACGCGCTGGCTGCCATCTGATCGATTTCGGCGCCGCTCACTTCCATCCGCTTGCCGAGATCCGAGACGGCCTTGGACGCGTTCTCGAGTCCTTTGTTCAGCTCCTCGCTGTCGAGGCCGAGAGCGATTACGAGTCTGTCTACTACACTAGCCATTTTCTTTCTCTAGCCTTTGTTGTGCGAGCCACGAATGGTAGTTGCGGAGCTCTAAAACCTCGAGGAGCTCATAGGCCTCCTCGAGCGTCAATTTTTCTTTGAGTTCAACCATACTGGCCAAACCTGCGGCGACAATCGCGCCGCAGATTTTGGGAACATTCGCAAAGGACGCCACCCCCTTTACTTTGAGGCAGGCGTTTCGGTACTTTGCGGCATAAGGGACTTCAAGGCGTCGCCATCGAAGAAAAAACCGAAGTTCCGGCGAAGTGATTCAATCCTGAGCTTCGTCAGCGTCAACGGGCTCTCGATGACGGCGCACGCGGACTCACCTTCGAGGCGGCGCAGCGCATTGCCCTGCACAAGCGTGCAGCACGAAAGGAGATCGTCAAGCAGAGGGCGTGCCTCGTCGTAGGGAATCGTGAGGATGGTCTTCAGCAAATCCGCGGGCTTGTCGCTGAAAACCTGCTGAATGTCGTCAACGTTACGCCCCATGGCAAAAGCCGCGCGATACATCCACTGCTCGGCCTTGTAAGCCGACATTGGCGTAATCGTGAAGCTCTTGAGCGTCGTACCGTCCTGCACTTCAAGCTTAGAGATGTCCATTGCTCCTCCTTACAGCACGCGCTCAAAGTCAAAGCCCCACTGCGTCGGCTGCATCGTGCGAGACGCCGCCGACATCGGAGGAGCGCTCTTGAGAACACCCTTCACGAACGTGCGCGTGACCCCCAGCGAAGGGATGTAGCACGTTAGAGTGCATTCATACGGCTTATCGTTCGCCTCCATGCAATCGCGCACATACTCAAGCGCAGAGGCAGACGGAGAGGAGGCTTCGAGCGTGAGCGTCACAGACGAAATGTTCTTGATCACGCCTGCCACCATGTATCCATCGACAGAGCGACGCGTTTCCGCCATCTCGATCGAGTCGCTGGAGAAAATGCCGTCGGCGCTGAACTGCTGAAGCTGAATGCCGGACGGGTAAAGCTCATCTACAGTGAGAACGAGCTGAGCGTTCGCGGACGTGACGTCAAAATTAGAGCTGGCCATTTTATGCCCCTAAAAAGAGGCCCCAACGGTCAAACCGTCAGGGCCGATGATGTTCACTAGATAACTGCAATCACTTCTGCGGAAAGAGCCTGAACGCTTCCCGCATACGCGTAGAAGATTGTCACGGAAGGCGCTTCGCGGTTCGCACGACCTGCGGCATCGGGCAGGGTGATGCCGAGCCAATAGCCCTTGGAGGTGATCGCTCGAATCACGTCCTCGCCGTCGTCGCCCGTCTCCTGCATGATCTGCGCCTTCTGCGATTCATTGAGTGCGAGACCAGCGTCAATCACGCCGTTATTGATGCAGCGGTTAATCGGATCCTGGCACCACGCGCGAATCAGTGCCTCGCCTGCGGCGTTGTACGGTACTCGGTTGACGTTCTTGAAGCCAGACATGCAGCTCGTCTGGATCGCGGAGCGCAGATAGATCGAGCCATAGAGCACGTCAACAAAGCCGTAGAAGTCGCTAGAGAGCGTTCCGCGGTTGAAGAGCTGGAACTGATCGTTACGCGTAGCGTACTGGCCGATGAAGTTGATGCGGTTGCTCTCAAGCGCGTTCGCAACGGATTCCTCGAGAACGTTCGGAGAAAGGCCGGAGGCATACTTGGCAAACCAAGTCTTCATGCCCTGCGTGCGGTTCCAAGCGATAGAAGCGCCGCAGGCCATTGCCATAGCGGAAAGTCCCCACGTCGGGAAGTAGATCGGGACTACGACGTCGTACTTATCAACAATCTTTGCAAGCGCGCCGTTCGAAGCCGTCAGCGTGCTTTCAAGATTCTTGTCGCTAGACCACGGGAAGTAAACGAAGTCGTCGTAGATGTCCGCCCACGCGGCAAGAGCTTCGATTTCTTCAAGCTCGGCCTCCCAGAGCGTCGTAAAGCCCACCCAGTTTCGCGTGACGGCGCAGACAGCTTCCATGTTGGCCGCCTCGGTCATGGCATCAACACCCTGAGAGACGACTGCGCCTGCGGCCTGCGTCAGGCCGAGCATTTCGCTGAGGTCGGTGCCGCTGTCGGACTTAGAGGCGTAGCCAATCGTTGCAGCCTTGCCCTTCGTGTCCGTCGTAAACGTGAAGGCGTTGAGATTGCTGTCGTACGTGCCCTTGACGCCTGAGATCGCCGTAGCAATCTTCGTCGCGGCATCAGAGAGCGAAGTAGCAGAGGAGAGATCGATCGAAGCGGCCTTCTTTTCCTGACCGCCGACGCTAATCTTGAAAGAGCCGTCAGTGATTTTCTTCAGGGCTTCGAGCGTAACGGAAAGCTCGCCGCCACGAATCCAGGCGCCGTCAGCCTCGGTAACACGACGTGCGATCACAAGAGACTTCGGCGCGCTCTGCTGGTTCTGCACGCCGCTGAAATACTGCTGAGCAAAAGCCGTCTCTTCGGCCTCGGCTCCGAACATGGCAGACACATCCGACGTCGACGAAAAGGCTACCGCAGGCGTACTGGCGGGTAGAACCGTGTTCTTCGTGAGCAGGAGCCCATTGGTTTCAAGATCGCTACCGCCGCCGCTGATTACGCGCGGAGAGACCGCAACGATGCGGGATGCAGGCAAAGACATATGGATATCCTCCAATAAAAAAGCGCCTCTGCGGGCGCTCCTTGGGTAAGTTAATTAAGACAATGCACATCAGCGCGGCGGGAATCGCACATCGACGTTATGCACGCCGACATGCACGGCATCAGTGCTTTCAACATCAAGCCTGACGACGTGCGTGTAGGTGATGTGAAGCGTCGTCGTCCATCGCTGAACGAACTGATTTTCATCTACCACCACGGTTGTATTGCGAACGTCATCAGCGTAGAGACTGGATAGGCCGTACCTCTGAAAGAAGTCGCAGCCTGACACCGTTCTGGCCACCGTCGCGACCGATTCTGCGCGCATACGGGCCGTTTCCGGATGATCGCTATAGACGTCAACTTGAACGCTCATCTCGACTAACCTGGAGACCACGGCGTCCATTTTCTGAGTCGCCGTGTCCCACTCATAGACCTCGACGGGCGTCCCGATCTCACGGTGCGCGATAATCGTATTAACGACGTAATCGCGCGAGTCCGGCAGAGAAAGGTTGTTTTGATTTCCCGCGATGACGTGCGTAGCCTCAAGGCCGGACATCATCAGCAACTCGAAGTCTTTGACGGCCTTGTAGACCGTCTCATCGGAGACGATCGTAGAGCGCGTAGGAGGGCTTTGCATCATAACCATACAATCCCCTGCGGCGGGCTTAGCTGAAGCGTAGCGCGCACACTCAACCAGTTGACGCCTGAAAAGTTTTCTAGAACCGCATCTACAGCCCATACAGTCCCGTCCTTGCGCAGGATGTAATCCCCTGCGCGGGAGAGCGGACGAAAGATGCCCGCGGTCTGTTTTGCAAAGTCCTTCGGGGCGAATAGGTAGAACTTACGCACGATCGAATTAGCCCCCGCCATGTCGGCATGAAACAGCGCCGCATCGCCCTCGCTCTGCACCTGCGCCATAACGCCCATAGTGCGCTCGTACTGCGGCGCGGCAAAGCCATTTTCATCAGGCACTGAGCCCGTTGAGTGAAGTAGCTGAACTTCCTCATCCGGGTGGATCGCATTGATCGATCCGCGTACCACTGCATGTAAATTCAGCCCCATACAACTCCCTGATTCTCAACCGTGAAGCTCATGTTCACTTGACCTCAAAGGCGATTGAGTGAAGCAACGCCCCCGACAAAACCATCGGCTGCGTCGTGGCAGAGCTGGCTTTCGACGAGTGGTTTTTTCCCCCAGTCTTACGCCCTGCAGACTGCGCGGCGTAAAGCTCCATCGTGAGCGGCGCGCGCTCTTGGAACTGTTCCTTTGTCGTCCCGCCACTTGCAATGGTTGCCTGCACGTCTTGTGCGGCGACAGTGCCTAGTACAGTCAGAGCAGACGCGGGGTCTTGCAACCCCCGTAGCGCCTTCTTCAGCACGCCCTTCCATTTTTCTTGCTCGGCAACGAGCGTCCCTCGCAGGAACGGTCGGGGCGGGTTTACTAATACCGTCCCCGGCTTGATGGCCGCCTTGCTGAAGTCCGGGTGCCCCCGATCACTTAGGGGCACCGAGCGTCCAATGGCACCACTCAGGAAAAGCGATTGCTTGGGCGTGACGCGCTGAGCCCAGCCGAACTCAACGTACTGCGCGTATTCGGCAATGCTTGCGTCAGTCACCCCTACCTCGACCACTTTCGCGGCACGATTCCCGTACTGTTTGGCGAGGCCCTCAAGCCTTTGCGTCACCTTGCCTGCGTCAACCTTGATGCCCATCATTACCCCCACGGGTGATAGTTGTCAGAGACGTACAGGCGTCCTCCGAGACGGTATTTGCCCGTCATCATCCAATACGTAGACCCACAGGGCGTCTGATTCCACCACTGCGCGGACTGCGAGTTGCTCTTGATGAGATCGAAGGATGACGACACCGAGCCTTCTGATGCACTGGCCACGCGACCGGGCTGATCGCCGCGCGTAGAGAGCGTGGCCATATGACACAGCGCGTAATAGAGAAGCACCTTACGCTCGAGCACTGGGGGCGTCGCATCAGGATCGAACGGGGCAAAGCTATCTGCGTCAGTCGTGCCGACAATCGCCCCCACCTGATCCCACAGCACACCCAAGAGCACATCATTGATGACGGTCTCTGTCAGCCCCGGGAACCATGAGCGGAATTCTTCAATATCAAGCGCTACGTCCATTTTTAGGCCTCGATGTCTTTTACCTTCTCAACGCCGACCGAAGCCGGATCGACAGGCTCGACGCCCGTGCGCATCTCGGCAATCTCATCGCGGCGTGCCTTGAATTCCTTCTCGCTCCTCATCTCCCAGAGGAGCGGGGGCATGGCGGTGAAGGCGCGCTCGCCACCATGTTTGCGCTTGATGTCCTCCCAGTCTCGGCGTGCTACGCCCACCAGGACGGCATTCCCTGCGCCGAGGAGAACGCCCTTGGCCTGCCCCCTTAGCGCGTGATTAACCCCCGGGAAAACAACGGTTTTCGTGCCACCATTGCCATTGTCAACGTCATCAAACTTGAGCCCGAGGGGCATGCCGCAGGCAATGTAAATGATCTCATCGCCTGCGATGTCAGAAACCTTTTTTGCTTCCTGCTCAGCGGTGTCGGCAATGATGCCCGTGGTGCCGAGAGCGGAAGTCTTACGAGTACGAGTAGTGCGAGCCATAAAAAAACCTATTCGTGACAAGAGTTTGGGCAGGGCAGGCGTGAACCCGCCCCGCCGTGGTGATAAAGGCCGTTCGTGACGGCCTGCGAGTTTTAGATGCCGACCATAGTCGCAACGAGACTCGGGCGGCGAATCACGCAACCCCACGTGCCGGCCGTGGCCTTCTGCGTGAAGCTGGATTCATGCGCGATCAGGCGACCGAGGCCGAAGGCGCGGGAGAAGGCGGAGAAGCCCGTCTCGTCGCCATACACTTCCTTGACCGTCATGTAAAGCATTTCACCGGATGCCGTAGAGAGCTCGGGAAGCTGAACGATTTCGATGTTCGGATAGTTTTCCTGCAGCATGACCTTAGCCGTCTTGCCAAACTGGTTCGGCTGAGTCAGGTAGCCAATCATCTTGTTGGAGATGCCCAGAACAATCGGGGCGTTCACGTCAAGATGACCGCCATTGTTAGCGGTCAGTTCCTGCCACAGCTTGTTCACGTCATTGAAAACGAGCGTGGCCGCGTTGTTCGGGTCGGCTGCGATCTTTTCAGCCCACGTAGACTTGCTATTGACCGACACCGGAGAAATCGATTCCGGGATGTTCGGATCATTGAGCATGCCGTAGATTTCCATGCCCGCAACGCCGTAGAGCTGGAACTTGTTTTCAGCTCGGGCAATGATCTGAGCGGCCGCGTTCTGCTTGCGAGCAGGGAGGTTGACATTGGCCTCGGCGAGCTTCGCAGTTTCGAGATCGCCGTACTTAATCGTCGTCTGATAACGGAAGTTCTGACGAACCGGGAAGTTGTAGTTGACGTCAGTGCTCGTGCCGTTCGCGAAGTCGTTGTACGGCGAGACCTGACCTGCCACCTCTTCCACGCTGAAGGTCGCGTAGTCCTGCGTAAAGGAGCCAACGAGCGTCTTGTCAAAGAACTTCGTGGCATTCGTGACACCGAAGAGCACATCAATGATGCGCGGGTCGACGTACGTGTAGAGGGCCGCGGGCGCGCCGACATTCGGCTGCGTGGAAAGCGCGGCATCCTGTGCGAGCTGGTCGCGGTTGATGTTCTTGAGAACGATGCGACCGTCCTTTTCATCGAACGGCATAAAGCCGACGGCGTACGGAGCCTCGATGCCGCGCGCCTTGGCATTCAGAAAGTTTTGATCCATATGAATTTTCATGGCCTTTGCTCATCACAAAGGCCACTCCTCCAAATAGTTTGTTTAGGGAAGCGTTGCAAGCGCGGTGCCGATAGAGCACGTTCCACCACTCGCCGCCGTGATCGCGTAAAGCTTTTTCGTCGTTGCGTCCAGCACGATGTCGCCGACGGCGTAGGGAAGTTGCGCGTTGGTAGGCGTGAACGCCGTTGCGGCAATGCCCGTCTGGCTATCAGCGAGAGCGGTTGCTGAGACACGGAAGCAAGAGCCATTCTTGCCCGCCGCCCCAGCCGCGCCTCGTTCGCCTTTAGCCCCAGTCGCACCCGCGACACCCTGAGCACCCGTTGCGCCTTTGAGCCCCGTGAAGGCAAAGGTAAACGTCGGCGCGGTCGTCGTGCCGCCCTTGCTTACCGTGACCTTGGGCGTGCCGACGGTGGCGTCAACAGTGGCCGTAGCGGTAATCGTAGGCGTAGCGCCCGTTTCACCCTTAGCGCCCTGTGCACCAGTGTCGCCCTTATCGCCCTTGGCACCCTGAGCACCGGCGGCACCCTGCGCGCCCGTCTGGCCGCGAGGGATGCCGAGCTTCAGAACGCCACCCTCGATGACAGCAGTTGCAGGAGCCCCGGCGGCGAGCGTCGTTGCCTGCGCAGACTGAATGTCAACGCTGGCAACGGCCTGCAGTCCTGTCTCGACCTTGTTTAGCTTCTCGGCAGTGATGATGTCGCCGCGTTTCCACGACGTAGGAGAGTAAGCCATAAGCCCAAACCTCCTTAGCCTGCGGAGGCCTCGTCAACCTTAGCAAAGTCAGCGAGAGCGGCGGCCATTGCGCCAGTCGCAACCGTCACGCCAAAGTTCTGATAAATCACGACATCATCCTTGGCGACACTCTTGACGCCGCGGGGGAAAACCACTCGCCACCCCGTGTCGTTCGTAGTGCCGGCGGCACCATACGTGATGGCACCCGTAGCCGGATCGCAAAGGACGGACTGGCCTTCGGTAACCGTGCCCGTGGCGACAGCATAGAACTGGCCGCGAATGGCGATCGGCGGGCAGACGCCCTGCGGATAGACCTGCGATGCGTCAGCAGTGAGCGTCGGAATCGTAGCGATGACGTCACGTTCGACAAAACCGACGGGCTTGGCACCGGACGTGCCCTTGATGGAGACCACGTTCGTTTCACCCGTAACGTTGCCCTTGAGCGCCGTAGCAAAGCAGAAAGTACCTGCCTGAACGGTGCCGTCGGAGACGTAGTTGAAAGCCGTGTAAACGGCCTGCTTCGGATTCACTTCCTGACCGGCAATGCCGACGGCAGGATCAGTCTTAACAACTGCCTGAAAACCCATGATTAATACCCCTTCTTGATTTGAGAAAGCTTAGTGGAGAGAATGGAGTCGGCCTTGCCCGTCTTGAGCTGGGCGTCCTGAGCGAGCGAGCGCTTGGCAGAGACCTTCTTGCCGGCCATGAAGGCGAGATAAGCGGTGCGGGCGGCTTCGGGACGAACGCCCTTGATGCTCACACCCTCCTGCTCCAGCGCGGCCAAATAGACGCTTTCGGCAGAATCGTAGGCGTTGAAGCGGACGCGACCGAGCGTCTGAGCGCACTCATCCATTGCCGTAAAGCGTCGAGCGATGCGGCGTTCGACACGCTTAAGCGCGGCGTCCTGCCCCAGTGCGCGTTCTTCGCCTTCGGATTCATGCTCGCGATCGAGCTTTTCAGGATCGGTCTTTTCCTTTCGTTCGCCATAGCGCACGCCCTCGGCAAACGCCTTCTGGAACTCTTCAGGCTCCTCGTCGTAGCCGCAGGCCTTCAGGCCGTCCTGGATAAGCTGAGCGCACTCGTCCTCATCTTCGGCAGGCTTTTCGGCCTCTTCACCGATGTTGATTTCCTCATCTTCGGCCTCGGCTTCGGCATAGGCGAGCCCCTTGAGCGCATCGGCAAAGCCTTCGGCATCCTCGGGTTTCATGCCCTTGGAAACCATCTCGGCGATGATTCGCTTGATGGCTGCGTCCTTGTCCTCGTCAGCGGCTTGCGCCTCTTCAGCGGGCTTGTCGACCACATTCCCCTCCTCGTCCTGCTCATGCAGGTCTTTGATTCCATTGGCGGCAGCGGCGATTGCGTCAGCAAGTGCCACCTCCTTCTTCTCGACGGCAGGATCGCCGTCAGCTACGGCTACGGGAGCCGCGTTCTTTTCCGTCACGTCCATAGGTTGAGCCTCTCTTAAGTGACTGTCTTGCACCAACACATCGCGCCCCGCGCGGCCCTGCTCCACCAGCGCAACATGGTTGGCGGTAATGTCACGCATAACGAAGTCATAGTCTTCGCCGTCCGGCGTCTTGCCAGGAATGAAGTCAGGGGTATATCTGTACGAAAGAGACAACTCACGCATCGACCCATCGACGATGCGCTTGATTGCATCCTCAACAGTGAAGTGCAGCGAGTTGTCTAGGTATGGCGCTCTAAATGCGCCGTCTGTACCAGTGGAGCCGACGCGCGTTTTGATCTGCGGCGCGTCTGCGTAGTCTGGATGATGGTTGAGCTGAATCGGGATGCCGTTCGTGCTCTCGATCGTCTCGGGCTTGCTCAGCTCCTCTGGCGGGCAGTATCCGCGATAGATCTTCTGCGGATCGAGCCTCAAGCGCTCCCAGTCAGGCACCTCATGCCCGTAGTACGGTCGCACCTGCGCTTTGGTCAAGTGCGAGACGGCGACATGGAGGTTCCCGTTCTTGTCATACCTCCTCACGCTCTCGGCATCTAGAGCAAGTAAATAGCGGTCGTTGTTCAT